AGGACCAAAACTTAAACAAAATATTAAGACTTTTGCCCTTAAAAAAGGTTTTACTGAACAGGAAATCGATAGTCTTATTGATGCTAGGTCTGTAGATGTGCTTCACAAAGCTATGATGTACGAAACTCTTTTAGAAGCTAAAATTAGTCAAAAGAAAACTAAAGTTGTACCAAAAGTGCAAAAACCAGGTGCGCCAAGCACTAAATCTGAAGTTAATAGTGAAAAGGTAAAGCAAACCAGAGCAAGACTAAAAAGATCAGGAAGGGTTGATGATGCTGCATTAGCAATCAAATCCCTTATGTCTTAGTCTAAATACTAACTTTTAACACATAGGTGTAATAATGGCACAATTAAGTAACACATTTGAAACTTATGATGCTGTGGGTAACAGAGAAGATTTACAAAATGTAATCTATGATATCTCTCCAACAGATACACCATTTATGTCATCAATCGGCACAGGAAATGCTGAAGCGACAAAACATGAATGGCAAACTGACTCCCTAGCATCAGCAGCATCAAATGCTCAAATAGAAGGTGATGATTCACCAAGTGCTGCATTATCTGCTACTACTCGTGTTTTCAACTATACACAGATTTCATACAAACCTGTTATGGTCTCAGGAACACAAGAAGCAGTAAATCATGCAGGTAGAGATTCAGAACTTGCTTATCAAATAGCAAAAGCAGGTAAAGAACTCAAAAGAGACATGGAGCTTGACCTTACAGGCAAAACCGATGCTACAGCAGGATCAGGAAATGGTGGTGCAGCTCGTAAGTCAAGAGGTTTTGAATCATGGACAGTAACTAACAATGCGTATGGTTCAGGTGGTTCTAACTCTAGTGGTACTGTAACAGATGGTACACAAAGGGTTTTAACTGAAGCATTATTGAAAGGTGAGCTAAAATCTTGCTTTGACAATGGTGGTGATCCAGACCTACTACTTGTTGGCTCATTCAACAAACAAAAAGTATCAGGATTTACTGGTAACTCAACTCGTATGGACATGGCAGAAGATAGAAGTCTTGTGGCTACTATTGATGTTTATGTTTCTGACTTCGGTGAAGTAAGAGTTGTTGCTGATAGATTCCTTCGTTCTTCTGGTAGAAGTGCGTTGATCGTTGATACAGAAATGTTTGCGACAGGTTTCTTGAGACCTTTCCAAACACAAGAACTAGCAAAAACTGGTGATGCTGAGAAAAGACTACTACTCGCTGAGTGGACATTAGTCGCTAAAAATGAAGCATCTTCAGCTACACTTGCTGACTTGACAACTTCATAAAAAATATTTTTCATGTAACTTTCTATCATGGAAGGGGCAGGTTTTTCTCATATTGTTTTCCTGCCCCACTTAGATACTAATTAATAATGACCTTGAAGAATGTATCACTTCGGAACGAGGGTTATTAATACTGGAGACTTTAATGAGAACATTAAACGATTATTTTATAAGTGGTAGGGTCGCTGACATATCAACAGCAGGTTCAACATTTGTAGCAGTTCCTGATGGTGGCAGAATAATTAAAATTATGACTGTACTACAAGGAGCTATTAGTGGTGGCAATGCTGCGATTACTTTTGAAATCGGTGGTACTGCTGTAACAGGTGCAGGAATTACAGTTGCACACTCAGGTTCAGCAGTAGGTACTATGGATTCATCTGTACCAACAGCACTTAACCGAGTTGAAGAAGAT